TATACTCTTTAGCATTTAATAGCTTTATATGAGCGTATAGTTTGTAGTTTTCTTTATCTCTATGTGTGTTAATTGCTTGAGATGCAGGCATATTGCTAAATAGCAATAGCCCGGCCAAAAGCACCAAACTACGCCTGCGAGCTATCCGCGGTAGCGGCTCGCCTGCGAGTATGGAGCGTAGTCGCCTAGTCAAATACCTGTCAATCTTGAGCGTATCGTTGAGCGTGTCCCACACCTTTTTAACATATGTGGATAAACATTGTGGATAACTATTACGCATCTTTACCCCATCCTTTACCCTTAAAGCTTATGCCCGGTGCGTGATATACCTGCCTCATATGAGTACCGCAGCACATAGGCGCAGCGTTTGAGGTTATAGGCTGCTCAAGCTCATAACGGATATTGCAGCTTATACACTCATACTCATACATCGGCATCGCGTACATCCTCCATTAGCACTATGCCCATTACACCGCATTTAACGCATTGTAAGGACTTAACGTAAGGCGGCAGGTTATCGGTTACGACTCGCTCTATATGATCCGTCATTTTTCCGCATAGCCGGCACTTAGTTTTATACGCCATAGTTAGACCTCTTTAGGTATTGCATCTCAAATAGATTAGATCGAGGCACCCAGTAATTATTTTGATACGGGTGTTTATATTTAGGTTGCTTAGCCATATGTACCGGCATCCATCCGAGCAACACATAGACCGGGCTCCATCCCGTAACTAATATAGCTACATCGTTAGGCCTACCATCGCCCCTATTTTGTAAGATTAAATGCCCGTTAGCGTGTTTGGTCCATTTAACCTCGATGTTAGCGCCCACGTCTGCCTCCTCGTGAGCGTTATCGGTTTTAGGTACAAAGCCGTAATCGCCAAAATAGTTAGCTACCGCCATCTCTGCACCGCAGCCCTCTGCGTGTTGCCATATGAGCTCGTGATAGTTTGTATAAGTCTGCCCATAATTACTAGCATCCTTAGGATCAGAGTTAAAGGCTACGCCTCGCTCAAGGCCTACACGGTGCGCCGTGATTTCCTGAGCTCTATCGAGAATTACTTTAACTAAGCTCGACACTCTGCACACAACCACGTTACGACCTCTAGGCCTACATCGCGAATAGTTAAACCGCCTGTTTGACTAACCCACTCGCCGCAGTAATCGCACTTATCTACCGGAGTAGCACTTGTTGAGCCGTCGTCGTGGACCGTTAAAGCGATCCCGTTTTTTATGTAGGTTATCTCGCCCATGTAAACCACGCCAAACCAATTACGAGCATGATCTCAACAATTACTAAAGCTTTTATAAGTCGTTGCTTTGTCATACTTGAGGCTTCCATTTTCCATCGGATCCGAGTACGTGCCAATATGGGTTACATTGATTAGCTCGGTTTTTCTCGGTGCACTTATAAGCTGCCCACGGTTTACCGGTTGCCTTAGCCGTACCCTCGGCCCATATCATCGTGCCATGAGGGCACCTTGGCGCAGCAGCTACTAACTCGCCGCCTAGCTCTTTACCGATCTCTAATACGGCAGTTGCCATCGTTGCCATATCCTCGATCGATGCCTTTGTACTCCATGGATCAGCACTTGCCGGTAAAGTTTCTACCTTTTCCATATCTTGCATCGTAGGCCTTGATGAGTGCTCAAGGCTCGGAGTCAGTAAGCCTATGCAGCGCCCATAAGCTGAGGTAATCGTGTCCTCTACCATCCACTTACGCATATTTTGCGGATAGGTTGCGACGTTACCAAAAGCGTAATCGACGGCGCTAGGCACCGTATCCTCATATTCACGATACGCCTCAGCTCTTACGAGGATCGTACCTTTTTCGATATCAAAGCTTTCGATATATGCGACTAATCGACCGCTCTTAAACTCAGCTCTGAAGCGCTTAATACGAGCGTTTACGTCCTCGTAGTTATCTAAAAACCCCATTAGATTAGCTCCTTATCTTTCAGAGCTTGAGCGATAGCGCGACCACGTACAAAGCCCTCGCCGTGCCCGTGCTTATAACCTATTGAGTAACCGATTACCATAAACATAAAGCCCATACCGCAGGCTGCCAAACCGATCAATATATCTAAACTATTCATTACTTAGCCCTTTGTTAAGGCCGATTAAGCTACTAACCGAGTAGCCCTCTCAGCGTTTGTAGTATCAGTATGAGGGCTTTTTGTCAGATATCAAAGCGTATTCGCGTTTGGCGTGTCGGCCTTAGTCTGCTCTTTAGGTTTAGACTTAAGGCCATTACCAGCTAATACGCCGCCAAGCGCACCGGTTAAGAATATGGCTAAAGTTTGTAAAAGTTGTATAAAGTCTCGATCGTTTGGCGCTTGAGCACCTACCGGCTGCGTAACAAACACTAGGGCGTATACGGCACCTGCGGTAATTACAAAAAAGGTTAGAGCTAGTACCGCGCCAATTAAGAATATTAGGCGAGCGTGGATATCCTCAGGCGATAGCCGTTTATTTTCTTTACTCATCTGTCGTAATAAGGTCCTTAGTGCAGACTCCGGTAGCTTCGCATTGAGGCGGAGTGCACTCAGGCTTTGTCCAGTTTTCGTATTCTTGGCACTCATATCTTACCCATCCATCGTAACCGCACCCCGATAGGAGGATAGTCCCCACTATCGCCCCTATCAGGGCCCGGATCATTTAGAGCCTATGCCGTATTGCTTCTCGCTTGGTTGTACCGCTTTAAGTAGCGGACCTACGAGGCCGGCGATAAAGGCATTAGCTAATACTTTTGGATCAGTAATACCGGACATATACAAAGCTGCTACGGATGCGAGCGCTGCTCGTGCATATGATTTAGCTGCTGCTTCTAATTGTTTTTTATTCATTTTTTAATCCTAACTTTTCTATTAGTTGTTTAGCCTTAGTAGCCGATACCTCTACCTCAAAGTGCATATCGTCCGGCCTGCTCTTAAAGTCGCCGCCCCACTTAAGGCCGTACTTTTTAGCAAGTGCTCTAATCATCGGTATTTTCTCAGCTGGGAAAGTGCCGGTCTTACCTAGTGGATGCTTGGTAGCGTTTAGATCGATAGCGGTACCGGATGAGTGACACGATAATTTTGTAGGATTACCTCTTACCATCCGGTACGCATATGCCCAATCGTCAAACGTGCCCTCATCTATAGGCTCGATTAGCTCGTGAAACTCCGCAGCAAAGGCCGCCAAAAGCGGACCCACGCTTTCGGCGCACCTTAGCTTACGATCCGTACCCCGTACAGGATAGGACTTTATTTTTATCTCGGCAGGATCTTTAGAGGCCGGGTAGCCGTTATAGCTTGTCTCCATTATGAAAGTAGAGCCGCTACTTCATCTGCGGTCAAACCAAGTTTAGCAAAGACGGCCGCTTTTGCATTGGCTCTAACTTTTGCCTCTGCATTTACTTTTGCCTGCGCTTCTACAAAATCTAATCGTGATTTTGTTTCAGCAGGAGTTTCGTCTCTTTCAATAATTGTTTCTTGGCCAGTAGTTGCATCAAACTTTTTTTCTGTAATTTTCATTTTTGCTCCTTATGCCGTTGTATAAACGTAAATCGTACCGTCGGTAAAATTGCTAGCGTTGCTTGTAAGAAAAGTAATAGAGCTTACCGCGGTACTCGAGTCATAAATTGCGGTGCCAATTCTCATGGCCTGAAAACCTGTACCTCCATCATCTGCACCGCCGCTTGCCATAAATACTGGTTTCACGCCTGATGTGCTTGCACCGCTAATTAAGGCGTATCCATTAACAAATGCATTTGCGCCCGTGCTGTTTGCTTGACCACCTAAAATTACTTGGTCGCCGTTGTTTTGCGCCGTAGAGCTTGATATTGATGTCGCATAACTTGTCCCGGGTTGGACAAAAACTTGTGTGCGATAATCATAATTTGTGCCAGTATCAGCATTAATTCTTAAAGATACGCTTCCGTTAGCCGTTGCCATTTTTGCGTTTTGATGAATAATTAAGATTTGGCCTGCGTTGCTAATTCCAGAAACTGTAACTGTTGCAACACCGCTAAGCGAGGTACCTCCAGTATTTAGCAACGACCAATTTGCACCGCCCGCTGGTGTTGCCCACTTTAACCCCGTAGCCGTGCTCGAGTCTGCCGTTAGTACGGTGTTATTAGCACCCACGGCCAAACGTGCAAAAGTATCCGCACCTGTCCCGGGTACTAGATCGCCTTTAGCATCGATAGCCGTAGCCATGGAGTTAGTAACGGTTACGGTGCCGCTAGTACCGCCGCCGCTAATACCTACACCTGCGGTAACTCCCTCGATATCACCGGTTGCCCCTGAGGCTACCCAAGCTGCACCGTCGTAATACCAGAGCGAGTTATTATCTTTTGTAAATGCAAACTGACCCTCGGCCGGTGCGGTAATAGCCGCATCTCGCGCGGTTGAGTTTGTAAATACGTTAATACCCTGCATGAGGTAGCCGTTTACATCGCCGGCCGTTAATACCTCACCGGTTGTAAAGGTCTTAAAACCTAGACCAGCTGCCATCTCTTGCTCCTTAGTATGCTAATACGGAGGTATCGAGCACTCCGTATAGTGTTGAGTTTAATATAAAGCCGTCGATAATCGGCTCTAGTGTTGTAAATGTCGTTTTCCAAGAATTAGGCGTGACTCGGTGTACTACGCCAAACACTTGTAAAGTCTGTTGCAGGGTCGAGTTACCAGGTTGATTAGTCGTAACCTCTACCGGGTCAAAAAAATCTAAAGTGAGTGCGGCTAGTATGCCATCCTCGTAATCCTCCATATATAAATCGAGCTCTACGGCATCGCAGCGAGTCCGGGTATCTTTACGACTTGCTACGTAGGCACGTGCATAATCGAGCGCGGCTTGGTTTGTGTCCATTACTAGATCAGTTTGATTATACGAGTGCACAAAATACTCATCGATGGAGTCCTGATCCTGCGCTATCTGAGCCGTACCGCCGATCTTTGTAATCGATGCCGAGTTATAAACCTGAGTATCATCTAAACGCCATATAGCGTTAAAGTAGTTAATATCGGTGCCGTTGTCATTAAATTTAGTTACCGGGAAAGCTTGAGAGTCAATACAAAAGGCGCGATCCTTAAGCTCTACCGATCCTCGAGCATCTATATACAAAGCTCCGTATTCGGAGATGGTTGCCGTTTGTAGCGCAGCTAGGGCGGTGCGAGGGGTCCCAGGGTCTGCCTGAAAAATGGTTGTACCGTATTGGATCTCGCGCTGCGATGGAGGCCAAGCGATCTCGTCGAGGATAGCGTTTACACGCTCGCCCGGTAAGTCACCGGCCGCAGCTAGAGTAACGGTCGATATCTGACTATTTTGGAAAAGTCTAAAAGCATCTACCGCCGTGATAGTTGTGTATACGACATCCGTAGCCATCTTAGGCGTAGTAGTTGTATAGCTAGTAATAAAGCCGCTAAATATTGGATACTCCACACCCTCATAACTAGCCGTAATTGCTACCTTACGCATAGGAGTAAGTAAGCCGTAATAAGGCCCGGCCGCATTTTGAGGATTAAAGTCGCCATTTTGATCTACGATACGCAGAGTTAGCGTACCTGTTTGGAATACGTCCGCCTGAGCGTTACGGCCTCGCATAGTTGTAATACCGTCTACTTGATCCGATACGTCTACGATTAAAGCCTCAGAGTCGGCTAATACGTTTGTCCCTAAAATACCACTATTAAGTATCATCGCCTGAGCAAAAGCCGGGCCCGTAGAAAAGTTAATAATCGCGTTTACTGTAGGGACCGTCATAGCGTGCCTGCCACTAATAAAGGATCTCCGTCGCGGTTAATCTTTTGGATCGTCTCTTGTAGCAAGGTAGCAAACTCGTCCGGCTGAGAGATGACACCGGTAGTAAAATTAAGGTTATAGACATTGTTGCGAGAGCTGCCACCGCCGCCTACCGGATTAAGCATTACCGCGCTATCTAACTCGGCTTGTTTGTAACTTGATAGCGTACCTCGAGGCGTAATTGAGGCCGCTAAAGCTAATATAGCATCGGCGGCCTTTAGTGCATCGCCTGTAGCCGGATCTATTAACTCAGGGGTTAAAGCATCGATAGCGGCTTTAGTTGCATCGACTACCTCCTGTTGCGCCTCAGGGCTTGCCTTAGCAAAATTAGGATCAGCGGCTAAATCTCCTGTAGTAAGTAAGGCGAGATAAGTCTTTAGAGCTGCAAGGCGAGCATCGTCGGCAATTTTTTGCGCGGCGGCTACTCGATCGATCATCGATAACTCGGCCTGCTCGCGTAGTAATACCTGAGTCTTTAGCGCGTTTGTTGTATTGCTTTGAGATGCA